CTGGAAGCGGCAGCCCTGTGTCTGGCACTGGCGGACAAGGCCAGCCCGAAGAACAGGGCAGCGCTGGTGAGCCTGGCAGCGCAGCTGACAAAGAGGCCTGTGGATGTGGTGACGAAGGGCCGGAACTGATCACCAAAGAGCTGCCTGAGTTCACAGCGCCGGCAGAGGCGCGTGCTGAGGCTGAGCAGGCGCTGGCCTGGCGGGCAGAGTTCAACCGCGGCGGCACCATGGTGGGCGTGGCCAGGGCGCGGGACATCATGAACGGGCGCGTGCTGAGCCCTGACACCATCCAGCGAATCGTGAGCTACTTCGCCAGGCACGAAGCCGACAGCCAAGCAGAGGGCTGGCGTGAAGGCGAAGAGGGATACCCCAGCGCGGGGCGGATCGCTTGGGGCCTGTGGGGTGGCGATCCAATGCGGCAGTACGCTGAGCAGGCTGCTGCGCTGATCGATGCAGAGGAAGAGGCTGCGGCAGAGGCAGAGGCTGAGGCTGCAGCAGACACCGAAGAAAAAGCCGAAGCAGCTGCGGCTGAGCAGACCCCAGCCATGGAAGCTGAGGCCTGCCGGCCAGGTGAGGCAGAGGCCTGCACACCCAAGATCGAGAAGGCAGCCCTGGTGGGGCGCTTCGACTGGGCAGGCAAGTGCGGCTGCGGCACCAGCCACAGGCGCAAGGCCGATAGCAGCGCTGAGGCCATCCAGCGCATGATGGAAAAGCTGGTGGCGCGCTGGGGCAAAGATCAGATGCGTGAGGTGCTGGACAGCCTGAAGCCCGATGGCACCTTTGATGTCAGCCTGTTCAATCAGGCGAAGCTGCGTGAGCTGCTGCAGGACACCATTGCGCAGGCCTTCGCCGATGGCAGTACTGCGTTCTTCAACGCGCAGGGCGTGACTGGCGAAGCGCTAACTGGTGACGCTGCGCTGAAGTATGTGCAGCGGTACAACTTCGACCTGGTGCAGGGCATCACTGACACCATGGCTGAGCAGCTGCGCACAGCGATAGGCAAAGAGCTGGAGGCCGGCACCACTGTCAACCAGATGAGCCAGAGACTGGCCGATGAGGTCGATGGCATCAGCCTGCAGCGTGCTGAAACCATCGCCAGAACCGAAACCAGCAGAGCCATCCAGCATGGCAGCATGGCACAGGCTGAGGAACTGGGGTACCAAAGCAAGACCTGGCTGCTCAGCGGCAACTACTGCGGGCTTTGTGAGGGCGCAAGCAGGCTGCTGAAGGGCAAGAAAACCAAGCTCACCGATCCGTTTTTCAGCGCCGGGCAGATGATCCAGGGCACTGATGGCGTGCTGTACACACTGAGCAGGCCCGTGATGGTGGCCTCTGATATCCACCCCAACTGCGGCTGCACCACTATTGAGGAATTCGACGCATGAAAAACATCCGTTCCGATGCGCAAGCACAGGCCTGGGAAGCACTCTGTCGGAAACACTACCGGCTATTCAAGGCCGGCAGGCTGCGCATGAAGGGGCCAGCTGATATGGCGGGCCAGCTGGTGGATGTGCCAGCCGATCAGCCTACGCAAATCCGGGCTTGGGCCACCACCACAGCTGTGGATTTGGAAGGCGATGTGGTGCTTCCTGGCGGTGTCGATGACAGTTATTTCAGGCTCAACCGTACCCTGTTTGTGGATCATGATTACAGCGCAATGAGCGCCATCGGCAAGCTGCGAAACCTGATCGCCAAGCCACAGGGCCTGATCTGTGAATCGGTGCTGATCGATAATCCGGCCAACCCACTGGTGGCGCAGATCAGAGCGCTGGCGGCAGCCGGCAACATCGGGCAGAGTATCGGCTTTGAGGCCATCGACTTCGGGCCACCTACCCCAGATGAGCAGCAGGCCTTCCCTGGTGTGCGCATGGTGCATCGTAAGTGGCGCCTACTGGAAATCAGCTACACAGCGTTCCCGATGAACGGCACAGCGCAGACCGATCTGACACCAGCAGAAACTGCAGAGCCAAAAACCATCGTTATCATCTGAGCAGCTAGGCCATGCAGCCCGAACGCAGCGCACCTGTTGTGCCCTGTGGTTCCAGCCGGTGCCCTGGTGTAGCAGAGAGGACAGCCATGAACTGGAAGTCCGTTATCACAGCCATGCAGGCTGAGGGTTACACAGGCAGCGAAGACGATGTGGCTGCAGTGCAGGCCTTTGCAAAAACCAACAACATCATCGTCAAACACCAGGGCCAGACGGTCGATTTGCAGGCAGCAGCCCTGCAGGCCAAGGCTCAGAGGGACACCATGAACCAGGATGCGAAAATCTCAGAACTCGAAAACGAAGTGCAGCGCCTGAAGGCGCGTGCGTCCAGCGCCGGCGCAGTGGCGGGCGCAGTAGGTGATGAGGCTGCACCCCAGCCCTTCGCCATCGGCAACACCCAGCGCAAGGCCTACGATAAGCGTGCGAAATCCGGGCGCGATTTCGCGGGCAAGAAGCTGACCAGCTTCAGCAGCGCAGATGAGGCCGAGCTTTTCGGTGCGTGGTACAAGAGCTGCACCATGCCTGCCCTGATGAAGGCAGACGAGCGCAGTCTCTTGGCCAAGGCCAACATCACCAGCAATATCAGCAGTGGTGGCGCTACGGTGCCTGACATCTTTATTCCCAGCCTGATCGAACTCAAGGAACTGCGTGGCGCAGCGCGGCAGGTGCTGGATGTGCAGACTGTCGGCAGCGATGTGGTGCAGTTCCCCCGGCGCACCGGTGGCGTGAGCGTCTACTGGGCAGGCGAAGCCGGCAGCATCACTGCCAGCGATGTCAGCACCAATGTGGTGCAGGTAGTGGCGAACAAGATGACCGCGCTTACCTATGTCAGCAACGAGCTGCTCAATGACAGCGCGATTAACTTCGGTGACTTCGTGGCGCGTGAGCATGCGTATGCCTTCGCGGACAAAGAAGACGAAGCGGTTTTCAATGGCGATGGAACCAGCACCTACGGCACACACACCGGGTTCCGTACCAAGCTCCTCACAGATGCCACCCCAGCCAACAACGCCGGCGTGGTGGTGGGCACTGGATCGGCCAGCTACTCAGCGCTTACCCTGCCCGATTTCGAAGCAGTGGTGGGGCGTGCGCCGGCGTATGTCGATCAGGCGAACCCTGTGTGGGTATGTCACAAGGATTTCTATTACAACACCATGGTCAAGCTGGCGCTCAGCGCCGGCGGTGTGACCAGCGTGGAAGTGGCGAACGGCTACCGTCAGCCGATCTTCCTCAGCTACCCTGTGATTTTCTCACAGGTGATGCCTCGTATCGCAGCTGCATCACAGGTGTGCTGCCTCTTCGGTGCGTTCAACCTGGCGGCCAAGGCCACCCAGGTGGGTGGCGGCATGCAGATCGCCAGCGATGCCAGCGTTGGCTTCGCCAGCGACACCACTGCCTTCCGTGGAACCAACCGCTTCGGCATCAGCGTGCATGATGTCGGCAACACCAGTGCAACTGCATCCTCGAGAATCCCCGGCGCAGTGGTCGGCTTGGTCACTGGCCCGTAATACCAGACACAAGGAGTACAGAAAATGCCTCAAGAAATTCAGGGCGCAAAGTTCGTTACAGCGCTGGCACCGATCAGCATCAACGGCACTGCAGCTACCACCATCGCAGTGGACTGCGCCGGATATGAAACGGCTACCTTCATTTTTCAGTTCGGCACCATCGCAGCCGATACCGAAAGCCTGAAGCTCACCACATCTGATGCCAGCGGCAGCGGCTACAGCGACATTGCCGGCACTACGCTCACCAACTTCACGGCCAGCACTGACAACGGCAAGCAGAGCGCCATCACAGTGGATGTGCGCAAGCAGAAGCGCTACATCAAGCCCGTGATCGATCCGGGCGCTGGCGCTACGCTGGTGGCGTGCATTGCGGTGCTGACTCGCGGCGATGTGTCCCCGGTGGATGCGACCACCTACGGGCTCAAGCAAACGCTGGTCATTGTCTAACCATCTTCCTTCCCCAGCAGGTGCCTCACAGTGCCTGACTGGGTTTTCTCTCTCTCCCCGGCGCTGCATGCCAGCGCCAGACAGCCCCAGTGCCCTGCAAGCAGGGCCTGGGCATTTCGATGTGAGGTGACAGATGGCGGCAGGAATCAAACTGGGCGTGCAGGCACAGGAAGGCGCACCAAGCTACCCAGTTTCAGTGCGCGGCGAGTGGCGGGTTATCCACAGCAATCTTGCCCTGACTGCTGAAACCAGCACAGTGCTGCTGAACCCTGGCACCTACGCCAGCACTGGTGTGATACCTGTAGAGCTTCCATCCTGCACCAGACTTTTGCTTCGCGTGCGCACCAAGCTGATCACCGGCGTGACCACCAACCCAGTGGTGTGCATCTTTGGTGGCTGGGGTCCAGCTGCGAGCTACACACAGGGCACAGGTGTCTTCCTGACTGATGGAACCATCACCTGGTCGCGGCTGGACAATCCCGCAGCCGGCAGCACAGGCATCACGCTGACACCCACAACCGCAGGTTATCGAGATACCACATACCGTTACGGTGATATTTACGATATCACAGGCATTGATTTGCTAGGTGCAAACTACCTGCTGGCGCTTACCCAGACAGCCGGCGTGGTGACCGGTGGCACTGATCAG